CTCATGACTTAGATAATGAAACTAGAGAGGATTTTTTTGAAAAATTTGTTAGCGATAATGTTTCTAACTGTGGTTTTTCTTTGGTGACTTATGATAAAGTAAATGATATTTTTATAAATACTGATTTAAATCTATACGCTGAAATAATATTTTTTATTATTAAACAAAAGTCAAAATTAAACTTACATGACATATCTAGAATTTATTGGAACTATTATGATACAGCTTCAATTGCTAATTATCACATAGATAAAAATGAAAAAAACTCCATGTCTATTTTATATAACCTTCACACAAACGATGGAGGCACACATATAGAAGAAAAATTTTTTGCATCAAATGAGAGTGAAGCTATTATTTTTAATAGTAATATAAAACACAAAGGTGTAGCACCTAGAGATTATAAACACAGATTTAACTTGAACATTATTTGTTCTTGTGATAATTAATACGCATGAATTTAGAGAGCATGAGAGACCTTGACAGTCGTAAGCATAAAGATCAACTAGTTGATGAACTTTATATTTTAAGACAAAAACATGAAGAAATTAAAATGGTTTTAAAAGGAGAAAAAATTATAAATCAAGATTTTAAAAGTGAGATAGAAGGAAAAAATAGAACCATTGAAGAGTTGTCTAAAATTAATCACGAGTTTCTAAAAGAAATAGGTAAGTTAAGAAATCACATAAAGAATTTAATTAGTGAATGATTCCTTCTTTTATAGAAACTTATTTTATAAAAGATAAAAGTCTATGTGATGATTTAATAAAGTATCACACAGATAATGTCCTTTATAAGGCTGATGGTAGATTAGGGTATGATGGAAAAATTACATTAGATCATTCTTTAAAAGAATCTGTGGATGTAACATTTCACAATGATACAAATCATAAAACTATACGAAAGTTTTTTAATATATTAACTGAGTACGCTTCTGACTATTCAAATAAGTATGGTGTTAATAATGAAGTAAAAACTGAGTATCAAAACCTTATTTCTAAGTTTCCACCATTAGGTGGATTTAAAATGACTCATTATGAAAGAGGGAGTGTGCATTCTTCAAAAAGACAATTGGTATATATGTTATATTTAAACGATGTAACAGATGGAGGAGGAACAGAATTTACTCATCAAAAGATGCTTATAAAAGCAGAGAAAGGTAAGTTAATTATTTGGCCAGCAGATTTTACACATACTCACAGAGGCGTTGTATCTCCTACTGAAACAAAATACATTACGACAGGGTGGTTTGAAATATCTAAGTAAAAATGTCTTTTTTAAAAAAATTAAAAAATTTAAAAATACCTAGTCATGATATTAGAAAAAAAGAATTATGGGATGCTGAAGGCATTATAGAAGGTGTATCAAATCAAGTGTTGAAGTTTGATTTACGACCTGTAAAAAATAATGTTAAAGGTGGTTACTTTAATACAAAAGCTGACAAGATGGTTTTTGATATTAAAAATCAATGGATTATAGTAGATTTAGAAGAACTTCATGACTACTTAAAAAGAAATAACTTAAAAAAAGCTAATTTAGAAGATTTGATATCCGCTTTAGATTGGAATATAATACTACCAAAAAACTAAAAACCTTATATAATGCTAGTCTTATGCTACAAAAAATAGGATTTCAACCAGGTATTAATAAACAAATCACACCCACAGGAGCTGAAGGGCAGTGGACTGATTGTGATAACGTTAGATTTAGGTATGGTACACCTGAAAAAATAGGTGGTTGGAACCAATTAGGCACTTTAAACGAAAATGAACTTACAGGAGCAGGTAGAGGATTACATCATTTTGTTAACAGTCTAGGTAGAAAATACGCAATCATTGGAACAAATAGAGTCTTATATGCTTATTCAGGAGGTGTATTCTATGACATACATCCTATTCAAACAACAACAACTCTTACAAATGCATTCTCCACGACCAACGGATCACCGACAGTTACACTAACCTTTTCTAGTGCACATAACTTAGTTCCTGGTGATATAGTTTTATTAGATAATTTTACGACAATTACAGGATCTAATTTTAGCGCGTCTGATTTTGACAACAAAAAATTTATGATTGCATCTACACCAACTAACTTAACAGCAACACTTACAATGCCTTCAAATGAAACAGGATCTGGTGCAACTACATCTGGTGGAATTAGAGTGCAAAAATATTACACCGTGGGTCCAGCTGTGCAAGCAAAAGGTTTTGGTTGGGGCTTAGGTTCATGGGGTGGTGAAGCATCCGGTGCTATTACAACAACTTTAAATGGAGCTTTGTTAAATGATTCTGCAGGTACAGGAGGATCAGGAACTTCAATTACATTGACCAGTACTACCAACTTTCCATCTTCAGGTACAAACTTTATTAAAGTAGGAACAGAAGAAATATCTTATACAGGTGTTTCAGGAAACGATTTAACAGGTATTACAAGAGCAGTTAGAGGAACTACTAGAGCTGCTCACAGCAGTGGAGCAACTGTCACAAACACTTCTGACTTTGTTGCTTGGGGTGAAGCTGCATCTGGTGACTTAGTTCTTGAACCCGGTATGTGGTCTTTAGATAACTTTGGTGATAAAGCCATATGTTTAATACATGACAGTGCTGTATTTGAATGGGACTCATCTTTATCAAATGCAACAGATACAAGAGCAACAATTATATCTGGTGCACCAACAGCGTCAAGACACATGGTTGTATCGACACCCGATAGACACTTAGTATTTTTTGGAACAGAAACAACTATTGGATCACCTGGCACACAGGATGACATGTTTATTAGATTCTCGGATCAAGAGGATATAAACACCTATACACCCACAGCAACAAATACAGCTGGTACACAGAGACTGGCCGACGGATCACAGATCAGAGGAGCAATTAGAGGTCGTGATGCAATTTATGTTTGGA